CACGCTCTGTGCTGTCTGCCGACAACCCACGCATGGTTTTGGCTGGCGCGATCCGGTCCGATCGAAACAGCCCGGCCATCGGTCTGGTTCTGCTCGATGCCCTGCCAAGGCTTCTGGACGCGTTTGGCGCGGGAGCGTTTTGCCATGGTTGATCTGACCGAAGAAGAACGCGCCGCCGTCACTGCAACCATGAAACGCATCGCCATGCTGATGGACGAGATCGGCTGGCAGATCGCCTTCGCCGATCTGACCGAGGCACAGGTGCGCGCCCTGATCGAAGAGGCCGTCGAGGGCTTCCGCGAGGCCATGTCCGACATCGCCAGAGCAAACGCCCCGGAGATCCCGTTTTGACCAAGCTCTGTACAAAGTGCGGCATTGAAAAAGATGTCTGCGAATTCGGCCGCCGGCGGCGCAGCCCCGACGGGAGGCAGTCCTGGTGCCGGGATTGTCGCCGGGAATATCAGCGTACCTATGCGCAGAACTTCCGCGATCCCGAAAGGCATCGGGAGGCGCAGCGTCGCTATCGCCTGCGTCACGCCGAGAAATATCAAGCCCATAGCATCGTCAGGCGTGCCGTAAAGGCTTGTCGGATCGTCGTGCCGGTCTGGTGTCAGCGCTGCGGCTGCGTGACCGATCTCGAAGCGCATCATCACGACTATTCCGAACCGCTTGCGGTCGAATGGCTCTGCTCAACCTGCCACGGGCTCGCCCACCGCAGCTACGAGGGGGGCAGCATGCTGGACTATAACCGCCGTCCCAGCTTCGCCGACCGGATCAACGCGCTGGTCGATGCGGCCCTCATCGCTGAACGTGAGGCCACGCCGCCCCGGACCTATCTCGGCGCATCTCGCCTCGGGCATGCCTGCGAACGCACGCTGCAGTTCGAATTCGCTGGTGCGCCCAAGGACGACGGTGCCGATTTCAGCGGCCAGACGTTGCGGATCTTCGCAATTGGTCATGAACTCGAGGATCTGGCGATCCGCTGGTTGCGGGCAGCAGGGATCGATCTGGTGACCCAAAAACGCGATGGCGGTCAGTTTGGGTTCGAAGTCGCGGGCGGTCGTATCCGGGGCCATGTCGACGGGATCATCGCTGATGCCCCGGCAGCACTCGGCATGCGCGCCCCGGCGCTTTGGGAATGCAAGACCATGAACGCCAAGAACTGGCGGGCCTGCGTAAAGGACGGGGTCACGGTTTCGAAGCCCGTCTACGCCGCTCAGATCGCGATCTACCAAGCCTACATGGAACCATCGGTGCCGGGGATTTCGACGGCACCGGCGCTGTTCACGGCGATCAACAAGGACACGGCCGAGCTGCATCATGAGCTCGTCCCCTTCGACGCCGATCTCGCACAGCGCATATCCGACCGCGCCGTGCGGATCCTGCAGGCCACCGACGCGGGCGATTTGCTGCCTCGTATCTCCGCCAATCGCGACTTCTTCGAATGCCGGTTCTGCGCCCATGCCGAGCGGTGTTGGAGCCTCACGGCGTGACCGACGAGCCCATCGATCCATCAGATCCCGACCAGGACACACCCATGCGCGACGACACGACGCCCGACACCCCCGAGGAAAACATCGTGCATTTCAACCCGTGGCGCGACTTCAACGACGCGGCCCCGCAGATTGATGTGTTCGGCGACGAACCTGACCCCGAGCAGATCGCCCAGTTCATGCAGGTCGTCTTCGGCTATTGCAACGGGCTGATCCCGGTCCGTAGTTTCATCGACAAGGGCCAGGGCATCGATGGCCGTCCGCATAACATCTGGCTGGAAGCGGATCAGTCTGCCCCCGAGAAGATGGCGACCTTCGCCACATGGGCCTCACGCGAAGGTGCAGCTGTCTACGTGATCCCCGGCACCGTGGCCTCGCCTGGGCAAGCCAAGGCCGCCGAAATCCTGCAGATGCAAACCGTGGTCGTCGACCTCGACACGGGCGACATTGCCGCAAAGCGTGCCCATCTGGAGCGCCATCTTGGTTCGCCGACCATGGTGGTGGAAAGCGGTGGCGTGACGCCGGAGGGACAGCGAAAGTGCCATGTCTGGTGGACGCTGACCGAGCCCGCCGAGGGGGATGACATTACCCGTGTTTGCCGTCTGCGCGGCGACATTGCCGCCAAGGTCGGCGGCGACATGCATTTCCGCTCTGCGCATCAGCCGATCCGGGTGGCAGGCTCAGTCTATTACAAAAACAGCCTGAAAACGCAGGTGCGGATTGTCGAGTTGAACGCCGACCGCGAGCGTGATTTGGCCGAGTTCATCGAAGCGGTCACAGACATGCCGCCCGCGCCAGGCATCACTCTGCAGCCCGAGTTCACCCATCCCGACAAACCCGCCATGGACGATGTACTGGTCACCCCGGTGCGCGAGGGGGCGCAGGACGGCTGGTCCCGCTTCGAAGGCGCATCCGCCGCGATCGGCCATTTCATCCGCATGGTCCACGAGGGCCGGATGACCAAGGATGAGGGCTGGGAAGCCATCTGTGGTTACAACGCCGCAATGCTGCGGCCCCAGTGGCCGGTCGAACGGTTGAAGCGCGAGTCAGAGCGGCTCTGGGAACGCCATGTCGAGAAATACGGACCGCCCCTGATCCGGCTGGATTCCGGTGCACCTGGACCGGCCGAGATGCCAGCCTTTTCGCTGGGCGCGCTGCTGGACGACCAGAGCCCTATGCCGGAGGACATCATCGCGCCGCGCGTTCTGACGCCGGGCGGGCTGCTGGTGCTGGGTGGCGCGCCGAAGGTCGGCAAGAGCGATCTGTTGATCTCCTGGCTCGTCCACATGGCAGCTGGCGTGCCGTTCCTGGGCTTCACGCCGCCGCGGCCCCTGCGGATCTTCTATCTGCAGGCCGAGATCCAGTATCACTATCTGCGCGAACGGCTGAAACAGATCGCCCTGGCGCCAGAGGTGTTGACCGCTGCCCGCGATACCTTCGTCGCCACGCCGAAGCTGAAGATGCTGCTCGACAATGAAGGCAGCGTGCGGGTTGCCCGCGCCGTGCAAACCGCTTTCCCGGAGGCACCGCCCGACATCCTCTGCGTCGATCCGATCCGTAACCTTTTCGACGGCGGGCCCGATGGCGGCGGCGAAAACGACAACACCGCCATGATGTTCTTCCTGAAGGAACGGGTGGAGGTCCTGCGCGACCATATAGACCCCGACTGCGGGGTCATCCTGATCCATCACACCAAGAAGCTCAGCAAGCAGCAGGTGAAGGACGATCCTTTCCTCGCGCTCTCCGGCGCCAGCGCGCTGCGCGGCTTCTACACCTCCGGCCTGATCTTGCATCGCCCCGATGAGGATTGCTCGCAGCGCAAGCTTGAGATCGAGCTTCGGAACGGACCTGCGCTGCCGCCCAAGCTGATCGACAAGGTTGGCGGCCAATGGGTCGGACTGAACCCGATGAATGAGCGTCTGGTCCGCCAGGACATTGGCGCGAAACACGATGCCGAACGCGATCGCAAGCGCGATGTCATCCTGTCGATCCTGATCGACGAGGCTGCCGACGGTAAACTCTACACCTCGACCCAGTTCCGCGAAGCGTTTGAGAACCAGCGTGGCCTTGGCAGCCAGTTCACAATTCGCGACCGCATCAACGTGCTGCCACCAAAGGCCACATCCGCTTCCTGCGTGACGGCACACAATTCGGCCACTCGGTCGCTCGTTCGCGCTTTGGTTACCTCTGCGCAGAAGGCATGGTGTTCGGCCGCAAGGGCCGGGTCGATCCGGAGACGGGAGAGGTCCTGGACGAAGTCATTCCGGTCGTCCCGAGCCACTATAAATCGCCCTCCAACGGGCAGTGTATGGACCTCGAAGATCCTTCCGATTGGTCGATCCAGGAGGGTGAAAATGCCTGATTTTGGCTTGTACGTCCTCTGTTCGACCTCAGGACAAACATGTTTGTCCTCCGCCGTTGTTCGTCCTCACTGCAATGAAATCAATCACTTGGAGCAAAAAGAGGTCGAACATGTTCGTCCTCTTGTACGACCTCTGTTTGCCCTCGAAACCCAAATGAATTCAGCATCTTACACTGATTGGAGGACGAACAATGAAAGCCCCCATACTACGTATGGGGGGCCAACCACCAGGTTTGGCCCCATCCCATACGTCGTGGGGTATCCGCGCACGGGCCAGATCGTCGCGCACCTTTCACCTTTCGAGCAGCAATGGAGATGACAATGTCGAACAGGCAAATTGAACCCGTGAGTGAACACCAGACGGTAGCTTTGCCGGGGACCATCCTGGCCCTGGACCTCGGGACCAAAACGGGCTGGGCGCTACGGTCCTCGGACGGCTTCATCTCCAGCGGCGTGGCATCGTTTCGCAATGGCCGCTTCGATGGCGGGGGCATGCGATACCTGCGCTTCACCAACTGGCTGGGCGAGTTGGAGCGGTTGTCCGGTCCTGTCGCTGCCATCTGGTTCGAGGAGGTCCGTCGCCATGCCGGGACAGACGCGGCGCACGTCTTTGGCGGTCTCATGGCCAGCTTGACCAGCTGGGCTGAGTTGCGGGGCATCCCGTATCAGGGTGTCCCCGTCGGCACGATCAAGAAACACGCAACCGGAAAGGGCAACGCGCCGAAACAGGCGATGATTGACGCGGCACGCGCCCGGGGTTTCAGCCCGGCGGACGACAACGAAGCTGACGCCATCGCCATCCTGCATTGGGCAATTGAAACGAATGGAGGTTTGGCATGATCGATTTCAACGCAGAATGGCGCGAAATTCCAGATTGGCCAGAATATGAAATCTCCGAGGATGGCCATGTTCGGCGCAGGCTTGCAGGAAAGGGAACGCGCGCTGGTCGCCCGCTCAAGCCATGGACAAACTCGCAGAACCAATATCTCTACGTTCAGCTTTGGCGGAACAATCGAAAGAAGAGCATTCCAGTTCATCGACTTGTCGCGATGGCATTTCTCGGCAGTCCACCCACGAAACGTCACGTGGTTGCGCATTGTGACGGCAGTCGCGACGGCAACCACCCGTGGAACCTGCGTTGGGCGACGCAGCGCGAGAACATGGCTGACACGGTCCAACATGGCACGCACAATCGTGGCTCAAGGAATGGCCAGTCAAAGCTCGACGAAGTCTGCGTGCTCGCAATTAGGCGAATGCACGCCATGGGGATCCCACGGCGTGAAGCAGCCACCGGTTTCGGTGTCTCTCGCCAGACAGTTGATGACATCATCAACGGCAAGCGGTGGGGGGCATTTCCAATGACCGGCATGCGCTTCACGCCTAGGGGTTATGGCGGGCACCGCCGCAGCCCCGATGAGGTCAAACGGGACGGCTGGAAAGAGCAAG